TCCAGTATAGAAGCAGCGCTTACACGTTGCAACTTGCTAGGTATACAATCGTAGTGGAGAAAGTTCTATCGATGGCTGACCAGTTCTACCACAATGGTGGATTTCCAATTATCGCAAAGGGCAAAAATGCCGCTGAGCGAGGAAGTCTACTGTATGAGATGTGGGGAATGAGTGGAGCTAAAACTGCGCATCTCTATGACCATAGCAAATTTGACTCTATGGTTAACGAGACTCACTGGGAATTAGAACAATACGTCATGGGAAAATTATTCAACTCAAAGAAACTAATGTGGTTGTATAGCAAACAGCAGTGCAACAAGTTTCTTTCGCAGTGTGGGATCAAATATCAGTTTCCATACCGCCGATGTTCAGGCGATGCCAATACATCAGTTGGTAATTCTCTGATCAACTATGCAATACTTAGGGCTCAACACCCAAAAGGGTTGATACTGGTTGATGGAGATGACTCAGTCGTGTTTGACAACAGTCAGGCCATTACTAAGTTCGAGGACTTTGGAATGATCACAAAGCACGAAGCAGTCAATGACTTTCAAAAGGTCGAGTTTTGCCAAAGCCGACCAGTTCTAACACCAGTTGGATGGGTTATGTGCAGAAACCCATTGCGCGCCATTTCCAGAATGAACGTTCGACTTGGACCCGCCATCAAACAGCGAGATTGGTTTTGGACAGTAGGTGTCGGCGAAGGCCTAACATCTGCCTACATGCCAATTATAAGTTACATGGCTAAGCGATTCAGAAAACTGGGAGCTGGTGGAAAGTACAGCATGTGGTTGCTAGACAATGGTGAGAGATATAGGCTCCGAACCTCAATGTTTCTTAACAAGTTTGAGTTACCGAACGATTCCACTAGGGCAAGCTTTGCAGCCGCTTGGGACATAGAGCCCGATTTACAACGTGTGTATGAACAGGCCATAATGACGGTTGTGTTGCAGTGATGAATACAGATTTATCATCCTGCACCTCCCGTCCGCATACTGTTGCGGGCGCCGCCTACTTGAAGGTGGCATTGGATCCCTGCGGGGAGAACCTCCCCGTTGACTTTAAGGGCATTCCAGATGGAAGCGAAGTCGACATAGTATTGTTACGGATGCGAGACGACATGGTTCTCAACTCCCCCTCTGATCTGGAAGGTGAAGAGACTTGGGGGCTGATAATCTTCGACACACCGTATTTATTGGCCCAGCAAATAATGGTGCGGTATCGTGATTCGGTTGGGCCTCCAACCTCTTTAGAGTTACGAGAGTTCATGAATGGTTTGTCACGAGCTAACATGGACGCCGCTGTCTACCCCGGCTGGTACAGACCCCAAAATAGGGCTGTAGAAGCTGTAGTTGGAC